GTTCATTCGGACTATTCCACTGCTGCAGTATGATGAACATAAGCCTGAAGACTTAGACACAGATGGCGAGGATCATGTTGCGGATGAAGCGAGGTATTTTTGTATGAGTAGGCCCATTAGTCCTAGGACAATTACAATGCCAGATGAGTATAGCAGCAATCCTATGGCAATGTTTCTAGATATACCGAAGGAAGATATAAAAGCAGCCTTAAGGCCGAGAATGGAGATTATAGATGGATGATTGGAAGAAAAGAAAGACGCAAGGCGGAGAAGAAGTAATCTCTCTGGAAGAGCAGAAAATGAGACGGCAGTCAGCACCTAGGCCAACAGCAGAGGATGCAGTACAGGAAATGTTAAACCAGCAGGGCAATGATCTTGGCGGGATTATGAGCGGTTATCGTGCGTTAAGTGAAGTGATTGGCAGGGAGCAGGTGCAGGAGGCACAGCAAATCCTGAACCGTTATAAACAGGGTAAGGCAAATCTTGAGAAAAAGATCATTGAAAATGAACAGTGGTATAAATTGCGTCACTGGGAGTGCATGAGAAAGTCTAACCAGAAAGAAGTAGAGCCTGTATCCGGCTGGCTGTTTAATTCGTTGGCCAATAAGCATGCGGATGCAATGGATAATTTTCCGAGCCCCAACGTGTTACCGCGAGAAGAGGGGGATAAGGCAGAGGCGGAGATGTTATCTTCGATTTTACCAGTAATCCTACAGCAGAATGATTTTGAAGAGACCTATGATAATGTTTGGGATTATAAGCTCAAGGCCGGTACGGGCGTATATGGTATTTACTGGGATAAAGACAAACTCAATGGTCTTGGGGATATATCAATTAGAAAAGTGGATCTCATCAATCTGTTTTGGGAGTCGGGAATTTCGGATATACAGGAATCAAGGAATGTGTTTCATGTACAGCTGCAGGACAATGAAGTACTTAGCGGTATATATCCACAGCTTGAAGGAAAGCTGGGTACCTCTACGGTTGATATAGGCCAATACGTCTATGATGATGCTGTAGATACTACTAATAAATCAGCAGTTGTGGATTGGTATTATAAGAAGCGCCAGAACGGCCGGACAGTCCTTCATTATTGTAAATATGTTAATGACATTGTTTTGTTTGCTACAGAAAATGAAACAGAGTATGCAGATAAGGGACTATATGATCATGGGTTATATCCATTTGTGTTTGATCCGTTATTCAGTATAGAAGGGACACCTTGTGGATTTAGCTATATCGATATTGGTAAGAGCGCGCAGGAGTACATTGATAGAGGCAATCAGTCAATCATGATGAATATGCTGGCCAATTCTAAGCCACGGCATTTTATCAGAAGTGACGGATCTGTAAACGAAGAAGAATATGCAGATCTGAGCAAAGATTTCATTCATGTGGACGGGAATCTTGGCCAGGATAGTATTCTTCCGGTGCAGGGGAAAACACTGAATGATATTTATGTTTCGGTTATCAATAATAAGGTTGATGAACTTAAGGAGGTTACGGGTAATCGTGATGTTTCTACAGGAGGATCTACAAGCGGCGTTACAGCGGCTTCGGCGATTGCAGCTATGCAGGAGGCAGGATCTAAGTTATCCAGGGATAACATAAAAGCATCTTATCGGGCCTTTAGAAAGATATGCTTGCTTGTGATTGAGCTTATTAGGCAGTTTTATGATCTTCCAAGATGCTTTAGGATCATGGGAGAAAATGGGGCAGCCCGCTTTGTCCAGTATTCCAATGCAGGAATACAGCCACAGATGCAGGGAATGGAGATGGGGATAGATATGGGGTATCGTCTGCCGCTATTTGATATTGAAATTACTGCGGAGAAACAAAGTCCCTATTCCAAGATGGCGCAGAATGAGCTGGCACTACAATTCTACGGTGCAGGGTTCTTCAATCCGCAGATGACGGATCAGGCGCTTGCCTGTTTGGAAATGATGGACTTTGACAGAAAACAGTTTGTTATACAGAAGATTGCGCAAAACGGAGGTATGTATCAGCAAATGATCATGATGCAGCAGCAGATGCTACAGCTTGCTAAGATCATAGATCAGGATAAGGGAAGCAATTTAGCCGAGCAGATTGCAGCGGGAATTACAGGGGCGCCGCTTAGCGCAGCAGGAGGAAATGCTTCTGCGGACGGTATGGAAGCTTTGGGGGATGAAAAGAGCAGTGAATCGTCGGTGACAAAAAATGCAAGAGAGCGAGTGGCTAGTTCTACAAGCCCAGAATAAGGAGATGGAAAATGATAGAGGTATCGTTTAATAGGGAACATGAAGCGATTTCATTAAAGCTTTCCGGCCATGCAGGTGGCGGACTCAAGGGGCATGATATTGTATGCGCAGCAGCGTCTATATTGGCATATACAATTGCGCAGATCGTAAATGTTGCGTATATGAAAGAAGGCTTAAAAGAAAGACCCATCGTGCACATGAAGGAGGGGAATGTATTGATCAGGGCAAAGCCGAAGAAAGAAAAGAATAAGGAAATGGAGCAGGCTTTTTTAGTAGCACAAACAGGGTATGAATTATTGATGCATAATTATCCCGATTGTGTACATGTCGATCAGTTTGGTAAAGCCAAAACGGCTTAATATAAACCACGAATCGTCCACGATAAGGACAGGAAGGATTGAGTATGACAAGTAAGAATGATTTTCTGATGTTAAATCTTCAATTGCTTGCAGAGGGCAGCGGAGCTGTTGGATCTGCAGGTAGTGAAGGAGGTTTAGCAGAGGGAACGGGCGTAACAGCGACAGCCGCCGTGCCGCAAAGAAAGGGCGCTAAAAGCAATCCTCTTGCAGATGTTAAATATGGCATTCAGGATGAGGAGGGGGCAGTACCTGCCGCCGAGGTACAGCAGCAAGAGCAGCCAATCGATCGCAATGCGGAGTTCGAGAAGCTGATCAAAGGGGACTACAAAGAACAGTACGATGCCAGAGTGCAGGATACAGTGCAAAAGAGGCTGAAAGGGAGCAAGGAAAAGGTTGATAAGTTTGACGCCTTAACTCCGACGCTAGAGATCTTGGCCAAGAAATATGGTATTCATGATGTTTCCGATGTAGAAGCCTTAAACAAAGCGGTTCAAGGGGACAATTCCAATTATGAAGATGAAGCCATGCAGATAGGCATGGATGTAGACCAGTTTAGAAAGATCCGCAATATGGAGCTTGAGAACGCGACCTTAAGACAGCAGATGCAGCAGCAACAGACGAGGGAAAAGGCAGACAAGCTGTATGCTTCATGGGTGCAGCAGGCAGAGGCTGCGAAGAAGGTATATCCAGGCTTTGATCTTCATAATGAGATGGGGAATTCTAAATTCTTAGACTTACTTAAAAGCAATATTGATGTGCGCACGGCTTATGAGGTAGTTCATAAGGATGAGATTATTCCAGCTGCGATGCAGTTTACAGCAAAGACTGTTGAGCAAAAACTTGCCAATAAAGTGATTGCTAACGGGTCGAGGCCATCCGAAAACGGAATCAGTTCTCAGGGAGCAGCTCTTGTGAAAAATGACGTGTCTAAGCTTACAAAAGCGGATCGTCAGGAAATTATCCGCAGAGTTCAAAGAGGAGAAAAGATAAGGTTTTGACCGATTCTATCTCCTTGAATATCAATTTGAAAAGGAGAATTAAGATGAATCAGTATATGAAAGTAAATTTGCAGTTACTTGCAAATGAGGTACAAACTACTCTGCTTACGGGTGCAGAGGGGCAGAGCGGCAATTTGTCCGCTGAAATGAAAACATTTTATGATATGACGCTCATTGATGAGGCGAGCGCAGAGCTTGTCCATGATCAGTTTGGACAGAAGAAACCAATTCCTAAAAACGGAGGTAAAACAATTGAGTTTCGCAAGTTTGCACCGCTTGCCAAAGCAACTACCCCGCTTACTGAGGGTGTAACACCGGATGGAAAAAGCCTGAGTGTATCGACCATTACAGCAACGGTGAGTCAGTATGGTGACTACATTACGCAGTCTGATGTGCTGGAGCTTACAGCGCTGGATAATACTATCCTAGAAGCAACAAAGCTTTTAGGCAGGCAGGCGGGGCTTACACTGGATACAGTAGTAAGAAATATTCTGCAGTCTGGCACTAACGTAACATATTGTCCTAAATACGTGAAAAATACTACTAGCGGGGAAATCGAGGAGACAGCAGTTACTTCCAGAGCTGATCTTGATAAAACCGCACAGCTTACAGTTGATGTTGTGCAGCAGGTGGTCGCTAAGCTGAGAGCACAAAATACGCCTACCATTAACGGAAAATATGTAGCGATTATTCATCCATATGTTGCCTATGACCTTATGCGCGATCCAGAATGGATTGATGCCCATAAATATGCGAATCCGACTAATCTGTATGAAGGGGAGATCGGAGAGCTTGCAGGTGTTCGGTTTGTACAGACAACCGAGGCCAAAGTGTATGCGGGGGATGGCTGTCCATCAGGTCTTGCGGTGTTTGGAAGTCTATTCTTCGGAGACGGGGCGTACGGTGTGACAGAGATTGCCGGCGGCGGTTTGCAGACGATTGTAAAGCAAAAGGGCTCTGCTGGTACAGCAGATCCTCTTGATCAGAGAAGCTCGGTTGGCTGGAAAGCGATCAAAACGGCAGAGCTTTTGATCCCGAATTATTTAGTCAGAGTAGAATCCTGCTCGGCTAGATTTTCTAGTACTACAAAGGAAAACTAAAAAGGTTATTGCCAAGGGAAGGGGACTCCTTCTCTTGGCAGCGGAATAAGGAGGAAGATTAAGATGGCAAAACCTGAGAATCCTGTAAAAATGGTAAAGGTGCGTATTCCCAGAACAAAGGCTGACCAAGAGGATGTGTTTGTAAGCGTAAACAACTATACCTGCATCATTAAGCGAGGGACGGAGGTTGAGGTTCCTGATTATGTAGCAGAGGTATTGACGCATCAAGAAGAGATGCTTGAGAAAATTATGCTGTTTGAGGAGGAAAAGCAGCATAGGGGGAGCTAAGAGCTCCCTTTTTTGAAATGAGGGGGTGTCAGTATGACGATAGGAGAGGCGATTGAAAGAATTGATTCTGTTAAGCATAACACATATACGAATGCGGATAAGATCAAGTGGTTATCTGATTTAGATGGAACCATTAAGAAGTTGATTGTTGATACGCATGAAGGGTTTGAGAATGTAACTTTTGAAGGCTACACAGATGAAACTGATCTTACCACTGAGCTTTTAGTTCAGGCACCGTTCAATCTGATGTATATAAGATGGCTC